CACGCGACAATTCCGATGCCGCTTCGATTTTTTCAAACGCCTCGCGGCTATCGCTAAGTTCGTTGCTCATGATTGTTCCTTTTTATGGACAGCACAGATGCGAGCCGCCGCACAGTTCTTCGGTGGCCCAGGCATCGCCGTTTTCTAAAGCTTTCTTGGTGACCATTTCGTCTTTGCCACAGCCGATGCAATGCAAGTACAGAACGTCTTCTTCTGTGGTCTCTGTCGTTATCGGCTGGCGCAACCAAGCATCAAAGTTCAGCATCTCAATCCTCCAGTGCGCGTTTAATCTGCTTCGCGTCTAGACCGGCTTCTCGGCACCCGGCCTCAGTCGCGTGAAAGAACGTCATGCTGCCGTCACGCTGGGCCGCCACAACCAGACCGAGGCGCTCCATCCGGCACATCGATTCGTATGCCTCGCCAACAATCCCTGACGCGTAGTGGTTTCGATAACCCCAGTTCCGCATCGGTCTATCAGGACCAGCACCGAGCATGTGCCATAGCCTTCGCAGGTCCGATACGGTCAGAACTTCTTCGCTCATCCATCCCAACCCCTTCGCAGCCTTAATGGCAGCGTCGATCACGTCATGCAGTCTGTCGGGCTCGTTGCAGCACTGGGGCTCCATATCGAAACCATCTGCCCTTGGGCACTCGCAGCAAATTTGCGTGTCCGGAATATTCTGGCGAACTCGCTCAAGCGCTGCTAGTAGTGCTGCATGCGAGGCGGCGAGGGCGGCAATATCATGCTTCGCATCCTTAAAGGCAAAGCAGATCGCAGCGGTGGACATTTCGCTCATGACATCGGGTGAGCATTTTGCCCAACGCTCGATAGATCGAGTCAGTTTCATCACGCACCTCCCTTAGCCGCCGACTGAGCGAGCAATCTTGCTCTCTTGATCAGGACCTCTCGCCGATATGCGCCGAACAACAGCCCCGGTCCTTCGTGCGCATATTCGCGAGCCGTTTCGATAACGTCGCTTCTCATGCTGTGGTGTTGCCAGCACATGCATGGCACATGCGCCTCTACAAAGTCGCGCAACGCCAAGCATCGCGAGCAAGTTCGATAGGTGCCCCACGCGCCATCAAAGAACGATCCAACGCGCTCGTATTGCTCGCCCGCCAGGATCGGCGTGCTGCACTCGCTGCACTTATGCTGCTTGCGCGCAATAATGCGTTTTGCAACATAAACGGCCGCATATTCGTCGTAATCACAAGAGCAACTCACTTAACCTCTCCCCGTACCAAATCTTCCATAGAATCCCCGCTCGCTACCGGATGCATTGCCTTCCTCGCTACAAATTCCTCGTGCGCGTCGCCAGCCTGTATCAAGTCCCATCGCGGATGTTTAAGCGCTTGTTTGATTGCATAGATGACGACTGCGGCAGCTAGGAGGCAGAAAGTGAGGGCGATGTAGTGGGCGAGATCCATTTTCTTCTCTCAATAAGAGGCGCCACACTGCGCGCCGAAGGGGTTAGGCGTGTTCGGCTTCGAGGTGGGCGGTGTCTTGAAACGTCAGTCGCTTGTATGCGGCGCGAGCCATGCGCACGTCGTTTGCGCAGTACTCGGCCACTTCGGCGATACGGCCGGCAGCGACCATATCCCATACCTTGGAGCCGCCCACACCGTCAGTCTTGCCGGGAATGCCCAGCGCGTCGCAGAGCCGGTCAAGCCCCACTGATCCCTTGAACCCGGCCCATCGCGTCATGGTGTCGAAAACGTAATCGTCCCAGGGGCGTGCGTGAAACGGGATGATTGACGGCGGTTTGATGCCCAGCACGACCGCACGCTGGAAGATGAAGCGCAGATCAAATTCGGTCACATAATGGCCGATAAACACCGGGCGACGGTCGGAACTTGGCGTGTACACATCCTTGATCGCGTCGAATGCGGATCGCAGCACCTTGGCTTCGTCATGCGCCCAGTCTTCGGAATAGAATGTGACCGGCTCGGCGTCGTCCAGTGCAATGCCGATCACGGCGATTTGACCGGATCCGCCATCGAATGAGGTCTTGCGCCACTGTTCTTGCGCGGACTCCTCGAGCTTTTCATCGCGGAAGCGTTCCACCCACATTGCAATCGCGCTGTCTTTCGACGTGTACTTGATCTTGTCCGCGTCAGTCATGCCGAGGTCAGCGCAAGCCTTTTCCTTCGTCAGCGTGGACGGGGCCTTGAAGTTCTCGCGCAGATCGGCGCGAATGGCTTCGAGCACGGCGGGGTTGGTCGAGGGTATGGTCTCGATGTCCAGAGTCACATTCATTATCGCCTCCTTAAATGATTGACCAGGCTGCGCGCGCGTAAGCCGGGGCGAATGGCACGTCATCATTGAAGCCTGCGTCTGCTGGCGGATCGCCGTAGTCGTAATCTTGATGGGATGCCGCAGCGGGACGTTTCTTCATCGGGCGGTCAGCGAGCTGCGCAACCCGCAATGCAAGCGCCTCAGGCTTCGTCTTGCCGTTCAGGATTTCGGCCGCCACCAGTTCCGTGCCAGCCTCAAACACGCCGACGAGTTTCGCGGTCCATGCCGTCTGACCTTGATTTTTGCGGCTTTCCTCTTCGGTCTTCTGAAGCAGGAAGCCGATTGGCTTGTTGGCCAGCTCAGGAAACACCTGGCCCTGCTCGGTGTATTCCTGCTTCGTATCCTTGTTCCAGCGCTTCACCGGCCCCGGAACAGGCTTGATGCCGCGCAGCTTCAGGCACGTCATGAGAGCCATCAGCAGGTCATAGCCAGACAGCTTTTCGCCGTCCTTCTTCATCGTATAGACGTACTGGCGAGTCTCCCGGCCATCGTTGGCTTGCAGGTTAAGGACAATGCCGCGCGTCCCCGTCTGTGCCTCGATATCCTCTGCATAGAGAATCTTGCCGATGTACTTGCCAGTTTCGTTGAGCCACTTGCCGGTGGAGTCGGCATTCATCGCGGCTTGCTTGTCGAGTTGATACATGTCTGATTTCCTTTAGGCTGCTTGCTTGAGGTCGTAATAAGCCGTGATGGCTGCATCCACCATCGCGAGGTCATTCTCGATATGGTCGGATTCGAAAAGGCCCAGCGGACTCTTTACTGTGTCCTGGCCGTTGTTCCTGGTGCTGAACGTGTACTCGCCGTTCGTCACGCCAGTGCGTAGAACGATAGTGACAAGTCCCTCCATGACGATCTTCTCGTCCAGAAGCTTGCCAATCGTCTTGATCTTGGTCTTTCCGAAGTCGTCGGTGCTGGTATGACTGAGGATGTACACGCGCTTGTGATCCGGCAACGAGCTCGCCGCCATGAGGATGTCCCAGGCATGGCGGGCGATTTCGTTGTACTTGGCGAACGCACCATTACCCGTCTCAACGTCCGTCACACGCCGCATAAATTCGTTGGCGAGGCAGTATTGAAAATCATCAAGCACAATGATTTCCTTTTCGGTGCGCTGCATGGCGGCCACGATGTTTGCGCTGTTATCCGTCACGTAGACAGAACCACCCTTACCCTTGACGATTGGCTTCCATGCGCCAGATCGGAATGGCAGCGGCTTTTTCACCGACTGAATCAAAAGGGTCTGGCTCGGGTCCAGATTGCGCAAGCTGGTCGTCTTGCCGGTCCCGCTCTCGCCGATGATTAAGGTTGCGATGCTCATTTTCTGATTCCTTGTTTGATTGAAATTGCTCGTCTAGCTCTTCCTGTTGCCGCCAATCTGCTCCATTGCCCGTGTCCATAAGAACCTCCTACAGCGGTGCGCCGACCAACTCCTCTCCGACACTGACAAGCTTCTCGAACAGAAAGCTTTGCAGCTCGCGGGTCAAGTCTTCCCAGCCATGGCGCAAGTGGATGTATTCCTCGATCACAATAAACTCCGGCCCTAATCTTCTTTGCTTTCATCGATCTTCCTGAAAGGGTATTTTTCTTTGTTCGGTTTTATTGCGCGATAGAAATGCGATCCGATCGACTCGGCACTCTTGAACTGGCTGAGATCGTCGGTCGTGAAATTGCGGTAGTGATACAAGCCCGCTGGCGCACCGTCCTTGTTCTTGAAACGGATGGCTAGCGTCTGCGTTTCTGCATCGTGGCCGATGCTGTGGATTTGCGACGACTTGACGGCATCCATTGCGATTTGCGGCGTAGTGGTGCTCATGCTGCCACCCCGCTTGCGTCGAACGTCAGACATTTCAATTTCGACAGCGCATCGTCGATCTTGGCGGCGGATGCCTCGAATTCCTTAACCAGTTTGTCGCGCTTGGCAAGCAAGCATTGCACTTGTCCTTCGACAATATCGACATCGGGCGCATCGACTTCGATGGTGTGCTGGCACAGCGGCACATAGCCTTCCGAGACCCAAAACTTTGTTTCCGTGCCGCTCCAGAAACTGATCTGCGGCTCGTCCGGGTTAAATATGTTCGGCTGTGCATACAGCCATCCGCGAATGACTATCTTCATTTCCTTCTCCTATCGTTGTTTGGGTGATGCTTTCAGGGCTGCGTCCTGCGGCCTGTCATGTCCGCAGGATTTAAAGCGCTTCTCAGATCGGATCAGTTATCCAGCGACGCACCCCGGATTTTTCGCGCTGACCCTAAGCTCCACGCTGCGCAGCCCTGAAAGTCCCGGAGGATCAGCGCTCCGGGCCGCTCTCAGTCCATGCTAAAGCGGCATGTCGCTTTCTTGCTTTTCGTGGCGCTGTAGATATCACTACAGCGCGCCTTTACAAGGCCATTCAGGCCGCCGATGCAGGCTCAGATATTCAAAAGTTTGGACGGTTGCATTCGCATGTCGATCCCCTAAGTTGTTAGTGAGATGTCCGGTCGACTCACATTCACCTACTGAAAAATCCACCAAGCCAGCACTACAATCCAAAGCGCCGATAGAAGCAGAACGGCTTTCAATGCTGCACGTATTTCTTCAAAATTAGGATCAAGAAGCAGGCGACAATGCCCATGCCGATGGAGGTTTTCGGGTGCTTATCGCACCAAGCGTTGAAGCGGTAAATCAAGCTCGGGCGGATACGTTTCAGATCGACGTTAGGAGAGAGATTCATGCGTTCACCTCATTGAATTGATTCGTCAATATTGACGCGCGAGCAATTGCCTCAGTCAAAAATCCCGTATGCTCACGACCTTTGATCGCGACAATGGCCTTCCGGCAGGCGCTGATCAGATCAGCATTGCTCGTGCGCAGCCGCTCGATTTCATCTGCTGCTCGACGCGATTCAATCTCCCGCCGCTTTATTGCCGTCATGTGCTGCTCTAGTGGATGCAACGGGATTGGCTCACGAAGCAAGGCGGCATCGAAAATATCGCTCACAATGACACCCCATGCGCAATCGCCCGGACCTGATCATCCCAAGGCACAATCTGATCGATCAGGCGATCAAATCTAGACGGCAGCGGCTCGCGCAAATGATGCGGCTCGACAGCAAACATGCGCCCATCGCATGATTCAATGCCGTAGCCGAGCCACGTAAATTCCTCGCCCGTACTTTGATGAATCTTTTTATGTACGCCATAGCCGATCACGATCTTGCATTGCGTGCCGTTATACGCCGCTTGCGCTGTTTTGCCGCGCTGCAAGATGGCGATTGTTCCGACTGGAAATTTTTTCATGTCAACCTCGCATCCATAATTGCCGTTGCTTTCGCGTCAGCCATTTTTTGAAACGAAATCTTGAACATCTCACCAACCGGCATCACAAGCGTGCCGATGTCGTGACCGAAGCTCGTATAACCTGCATGAAACACGATGGCCTCGGTCAGGCCCCAGCACTCCATCGCGATCTGCAAGTCCTGGACTGTAGGCGCTGACATCAGCCGAAAGAATTCAGCCCTGACAAGTCGGTCATGTTCTGTGTCATAAGCTTCAATCAACGCATTCGTGCGCTCGGCGGCAGCGAAAATTGCCTCGCTGGCGTAGTCAGCGGCTGATTCGGTTTGGGCGAGGTTCATTTGATCCTCCTACGATAGTTCACCGCGATGGTCGGCGATGGAGAAGAGAAGGATTTCGCCGTCGGCAAGCGGAGGCGGTTGAATCTGTTGCATGACTACTCCTTATGGTTGTTAAATCAGCACCAGACCAGACGGTCGTTTTCTTTAAGTGCTGCGCTTGGTTTCGACAGGTTTAAGCAAATCGCTCTCAGCCCACCCACGACGCAACCGGCTTCGCACGGCCCCCACATGTATTCCAGCCAAAGCGGCGGCGTCCGTCAGAACCATCACGCCCCATGGCGTATTTATGAAACGATTTCTGCGGTTGTTTCTTGCCTGCTGTGCCCTAGTAGCCCACCTGCAGTTCGCTTTGCAGTAACCAAGATCATTGTCGATTCGGTCTATTGAATAATCGCCGGAAGGCCTCGGCCCCATGTCTGCAATGAACTGCTCGAAACTAGCCCATTCGGCACATACATCTATTCCTCTGGCGCCATAATCCTTATAGGCCGGGTCACTTTGGTTTCGGCATCGAGCAAACATTGATGCCCACACCGAGTATTCTTTGACCTTTCTTCCACCGGCAGTGGCGCCGTGCGTTGTGTTCATGGCCGAGGCAGCTTCTCGCTGCAGACACCCGCACGACCTCGATCTCCCGCCGGTCAAAGTCGCTCCGCGCATCACCACCGACTTCCCGCATTCACATTCGCATAACCAACGCGCGTTCTGCTTTTCATCAATTCGATCAAACCCGACAACCAAGAGGCGGCCGAATTTTTGCCCCGCTAGATCCTTGACTCGCACTCTCATTTCGATCTCGATTAAGTTCATCCTTATGCAGCTACTGGAAATTCAACACCACACGATTTGTTCGTACGAAACACTTCTTCGGTAAATCGAAGGCTGCTCATATCGCCCGAGCCGCTCGCTCCAAACTTGATGCGGCCATGTGACGTATTCCATGTACGCATGCGATAGCAGAATCAGAATGGTGCGCATTTCAGGCTCCCGTTATTAGGATGACTAACCGCATCCCACTCAAATAGAATGGAATCTGGTGAATCAGCGCAGCGTCCTGGCGACACCCGAATTGAATCGGCTCCGGGTCCGCTGCGCTCTTCGTTGGGCGGCGATGCATCTGCTCAGTAGCCAAAATTCGGCCTAGCGTGAGGTGCATCTCCCAACTAACGACCTGATAAGGCCGGCAGGGCGAGTCCCTCTCGGGAGGCCGCTGCATAATCGATTGTTAAAGACCGTTCGCAATTCCGCCTCTGGCGGGTGCGGGTACTACTAAATCGCTTTAGTCAGCAACCTCGTTGAAGTCGCTGAGTACTGCGATTGCCTTGTCTACGTCTTAGCCGAAAAACGGCTTGCCGAAAAAGAACGGGTTGCCGGTCTTTTCCTTAATCAGGTCGATTACGGTAATGGCGGCCGCTTCGAGCACTTTGTCCTGGCGGATAAGCTCAAACCAGAACGCGAGCTTGCCGTCTCGAACGCGATAACGCAGGCGTGCATCGATCTGGTACGCATCGCCGCCCCAAAAAACCGGTATGCCGATCGCGAACCGCTCGAACACCTGCATTTTCTGCAGCGTCTGAGCGTCATCGTCTTGCACGAATTGGAGATTCAAGCCGCCGTTCTGCAGGCGGATCGTGCTCTTGAAGCGCATGTCTTGGTTGGCTTCGAACGACATTGCCATTTCCAGCATCGCGGAGCCGGCTGGGAAGCCGCTATCATCGGGCGATGCGATATCTTTGAGGTTTTCCTCAATGAACGCGGCAAATTCGGCTTGCGTGAACGGATGCTTATTCTTGCCGATCCAGCGGCGCCACTCTTCACTGAACTCGGGCGAGAAAAATGCTTTGTGATCGCGCCACGCTGCTTTTTCCGGGTCTTCGCCGTTATCGTTGATGATCGCGGTGAAGTCGACCTTGCCGTTCGTGTAGTCGGCGGTACACCAAACCGTGCTGTCAGTCAGCGAGCCGTGGCGCTTCACGTAGCTGATAAAGCTGTCGCTGTCGCGCAGGGAGACGACGGCCTTTTTGCGCAACGGCGCAGGCTGCAATGCGGCGTCGTCAAACTCTTTGATCAACCAGTTCGGCGGCAGCGCAACGCGCCGCTGCGTCTGATTGCTGACTAGCTCTGTCGGCGCCTTCATTTCTTGGGCGAGCGTTTGAGCTAAGTTTTCTTGTTCGTGGTCCATGGGTGGTCAGTCCTAGTGTCTGTAAAAAGTTATGCCGTTTTCAGGGCGGACGGCGCTGCATCGGAAGCGCCTTCGACGCGCTTCAAATCGAGCTTGGATTGGCGCGGATCGTCAGCGATCAGGTTGCCTTCGGGCGTGGCGAACAACATGACTTCGAAGGGCTCTTCGGCCGGCTTTTTCAGCGTGACCTTGCCAGTGATGTGCATGGCGCCACCGCGCGTAGCTTTTTTGACCAGCACTTCAAGCGTGAGCTTTCCGGCTTTGCCGCTGGCATCAACAGCCGAAACCAACTCGTTCATCTTGTCGCTGGCTGTATCGATGAACACGCCACCGCCGATATGGCGCAGGGTGTCCGTGATGGGTCTTATGGTCATTCCTATCCCCTAGTTAGCGGCACCATGCCGCAATTATCAAAACTTCAACCCACGCACCATCTCGACCAGCATCAAAGCAAAAACGAGTGCTGCGAGGATTCCGTCTATTTGGTCGATAAGGGTCATGGCGGACTCAGGCAGTCTTGCGCCGAATCACGCAACCCGGGTAATTCGTTTCCAGATGCGACTTCATGGCACGCATGTCCGACTCTTTGTCGAACTTCACGAAGTCAACCAACTTGCTTCCCTCGAATGCGCCGAGCACGATGCGGCCGGCGGCAAATGCTTTAGCGGCTTCTTCGATGTTGTTGGTGACAGTGGCTTGCATTCTTCACTCCATCTGGATGCAGCGATGTGTGCTGCTGATGGAAATAATATTACCCCACGGGTAGCAATTCCGATAGCCCCTTAGGGTAATAAAGTCGATGAATTATTTCTACTGCCAGGGTAGTAGCGATAGATAAAAAAATACCCGCGGTCGGCGGGTCTGCTGGAATTGGCGTAAAAAAGCCCGCTCGGGGCGGGCTAGGTGTTGCGGGTTGGCTCTCGCCGTAGTTACCGGCCTACAAAGCTATCTCCGCAAGGATATTCGCGAACGTCTGAACGTCTAGCGCGCCTTCTGCGACCTCAACCATTAAATCCTCAAGGCCCTCGTTTCGCTCAACATTGATGTCCTGGAGCTTGAGGTAGGTGAGGGCGGCTACGAGGCCGGTGCGCTTGTTGGCGTCATTGAAAATGTGCCCTCGCGATATGGCGACCGCGTATATTGATGCGACCCCGAAGACGTCTGTGAGGTCGGCATAGGTGGCCCAGTTATCCACACGCAGCAAAGCACTCTCTAGACCAGCAAATCCCGGCCCAGCGAAACCTTTGAGCCCTGGTTCGTCGCGCAATATTTCGTCGTGGATTTGCAGGACAAAATCCGCGTCTAACATGCGCTAGCGCTTCGCGAGTGCCTTGATTACGTCGTGATGCTCTTTGATGACGGCGCGGGCCGCAGTGACGACCATGCGGCGATCGGACTCGCTTGCGACGCGCACGATGTTTTTGGGGGTGATCATCGGACGAGCAGAATCACCGACGAAAGTCCTCTTCGCGTTTTTGGTGTTCATATGGCTCTCCGGTTAGTGTAGGTGTTGCGTATATTCACCATGATACACAACTTTTTATAGTGATGTGACGTGTTCCTACACCACTTCCTGGCGAGACACAACTGGCTTAGTTGGTTGCGCAGCCTCAACGCCTCCGATACTTCCGATGCTCGACCATTGTGCCGATGATATGCATTTTGTCACGCTCACTCTGCAGGGTGGCGAAGTCCTCGTTTAACGGCACCAGCTCGAATACCTGGTCTCCGTGCTCATTGGATCCGCGCGGGCGGTATTTCTTAAAAGTGGCCTCTTCATGGCCGTTCTTGGCCGCCACGAAGTCGCCGGGTAGGGGCGCCACCGCAGGGTCAATAATGACCTTATCGCCCTCGCGGAACTCTGGTTCCATCGATAGCCCCTTGATAACGAGCGCGAATGCTCCCTCCGAAACGTCCGCGTCCGTCATGATTTTTTCGAACCCGTCGCCCAAGGCGTAAGGGTCAACAACTTCGGTCATCATCCCCGCCTGTATATAGCTTATGACCGGTACTTCGCGTTTACCCAGCGGCGCCGGGTCTACGTTTTTGTCGAACTTTTTTCGTTCGTGTTTATCTAGCGTATCCCCGGGCGAATTAAGCGCTTCTTTAATTATGCCGTGGTTACGCCCTATGTTTGGCGGATCGAATTTCCCTGAACTATGGTCAGAGTCCATCCAGAAGTCAGGCAGCCCAAAAGCTTTCTCGATTTTCCTTGCTGACGCCGTGCTGATCGCCTTGCGCCCAGCTATCCAGTGATTCACAAGGGTCGGCCGGTCGTACCCGAGCTTGTCAGACGCGGCAGTTTGGCTGTTTTCGTAGCGCTCTCGGATCACCTTTTGCAGGTTTTCGCGGCGCACCTCTTCATTTGATTTCATGTCGATATTAGGCCATTTGTTACCCAATAGGTAAATTGCCCAGCAGGGTAGTAAAATCCGCTTGCAACTACCGTACGGGTAATATATATTTTGGTCATGAGACCGACCGAACCCGCCAATTTCAAGAGCTTTTACCGCTCACTAGACGCCTCCGCCAAGAAACCCTTTGCCGAGGCGGCCAAAACTACTGTTCGGTATATCGAAACGCATCTGGTCTACGCCAGAAAAATTCCTAGCCCGACGAGAATGGAGTGGTTGCACCAGGCCTGCCTTCAGTTCGGCGCGCAGTTTAGCAAAGCTGACTTGATAGCTTTCTTTTACGAGCCAAACAAGGATCGTGAAATCAAAGGGAAGGACGCTGTAGATAGCGCGATCGCCTCGGATGACGCACAGCCGCCCACCGCTGGCGAAATCGACGAAGACACCCCTAAGTAGTACTAATTTCATAATTCCCACCGGTTTTGCTTAAAAGCTGACACGAGGACCGCCACGATGATTCAAGTAAAGGACATGAGCAAGGACGTTACCCGCCAATCCATCGGTGGATTCGGCGCTTTGGTCCCCGACGTAGCGCGAGAGGTCGGCGAGGCTCGCCCAGCGAAGCCACTCGCGGACTGGGCGCTGATCGCTGGCTTCGTCGCGGTGCTCGGGGCCATCTTCTGGAGCGCGCTCTTCTATGCAGTGGATCTGGAAACGTTCGCCGAGCTGGTCGTTTTGTTTGCCCTGGTTGCCTCGATGTTTCCGGCTGATGCTGTTTGGCGGTTGGTGGGGTAAGTAGGGCATTAAGTTTTCTGAGGGGCTGGTTATTCGGCCCCTTTATTTGGCTCCTAGCCCAACAGGTAATTCAACAGGTAATTCGATTGGATTTTTATATGAGCCCCAGTAACGACGAGCTTCACATGATGGGCGGAATGATGCGCTCCCCGGCCTTCCTGCCGGACGCACAGATCAAGGAATGCGTGACGTTCCGTGATGCGGTGCGCCTTGCGTGGCGCCATCGCCGCATCAAGGCCATGACGAAAGCGACCTTTGCCGAGCGCTGCGGGCTGTACGCCTCGCACGTCACGGACTATTTCAGCCCAACCGATACGCACGCCGACGGTCGCGCGCGCCGCTCACTTCCGGCCGAGAAAATCGCGGTCAGCGAGGGCGAGCTCGGCAACCGCGCGATCACGCAATTTCTGGTGCGCCAAGTCGAACTGACGCTGATGGAAGAGGTTCTCGACGCCAGGAAAAGCGCATGAACTATGCCGAGGCCAAGCGCATTTGCGCTGAAGCTTTCGCGCGCGCGGCCAAGCCGGGTCGGTCGCCGGATGACGTTCGGCAAGAGGTCGCGCTCGCCGCGGCTGTTGATAAAACGCTGATGAGCGCGTTACTTATTGTTGCGTCGAAAGGGATGGATTCATGAGCGATTGGCTCGACAAATGTCACTTCGGCGATTGCCGCGACACGATGCGCCGCATGATCGCTGATGGCGTGAAGGTGCAAACGATCGTTACGTCGCCGCCGTATTGGGGCCTTCGGGATTACGGCGTTGACGGGCAGATCGGCATGGAGCCGACGTTGCGCGAGTTCATCGCCGGCATGGTCGAGGTTTTCAGGCTCTGTCGCGAAGTGCTCGCCGACGACGGAACGATGTGGGTCAACATGGGCGATTCGTATTTGGAAAACAAGCAGTTGGCGGTTCAGCCTCACCGGCTCGCGATTGCCCTGCAGGAGCCCTACTACGCCGGCAAGATCAAGAGGGAAGCCGACCGCGCGTGGTTGGGCGCGATGATCGACGGGGAAGGCTGCTTTTTCATTCACAAGCGAAAGGCTGGATCCAGCGCACATTCTCGGTTCACCCGCGCCGATGGCACGGAAGCGAACTATGTTCGCAAGGTTGACACCTACGGGGTTGGGTTGGAGATATGCAACACACAGAAAGCGATCATCGATCGCGTTCAGGAGATTGCAGGGTTCGGCACCATGACCACACAAAGCCCCGCGCAAAACAATCGGCGCAAGATTCTGGCTCGCGAGGTCTATCCGCATCTGGTTGGGAAGCGCCAGCAAGCTCGGCTCATCTATAACTGCCCGTCAAGCGGAGAGGCTGGGGCGACTGCGCATCAAGCCATGATGGACTTGCACAACGGCATTGCGACAGATGTGGACTACCCTGCGCCGCCCACTCTTTTTGAGCCCGGTTTCTACCTGCGGCAAGACATCGTATGGGCGAAAAAAAACCCGATGCCGGAGTCCATCAAGGACCGCTGCACGAAGTCGCACGAGTACTTGTTCTTCCTGAGCAAGCGGGAACAGTACTTCTCCAATTTTGAGGCTATTAGAGAGCCAGCATCATTCGGCGCGACACCATCGGGCGTCGGCTTTGGGCATGGATTTGATAGCCCCGAGCGGATCCAACAGCGCGGCCGCAGCAAGCGCGATAGTTTCAAGCGCGATAATAGCAAGCGAGCTTCCGCTATTCCCGGCCAATCTGTCGGCACACATCGGCCCGACCGAGTGGAAAGCGATTGGGACGTGCTGACACGCAATAAGCGCAGTGTCTGGACGATACCTACTCAAGCATACGCTGCGGCGCACTTCGCCACATTCCCAGAAACCCTGGTCGAGCCGTGCGTAATGGCCGGCAGTCGGCCCGGCGACATCGTATTTGACCCCTTCTTTGGCAGCGGCACTACCGGATCAGTTGCGCAACGGCTCGGGCGCCACTGGATTGGTTGCGAGCTGAATTCTGCTTACGAGCCGCTGCAGCGCGACAGATTGCGCCAGCCCGGCCTTGCATTGGAGATCGCATGAACGATCGTACGCCAGACCTTTTTAAACAGCGCTCTCTTGAAGACGCCAATCTTGATCGCATGGCCGAGAACATCGGGCGGCTCCGCGACAAAAAAGCTAAACGGCAGCAAGCGCATCTTCTTTGCCAAGCGCTGATTCGTATGATCAAGAGCAAATGAGCCAAGGCGCGCCGTGCAAGATGCTTCCCCGCAACTCGAAGACGGATATACCCGGATCGCTAACGAGCTTTTCGAGGCGGTTTTGGGTTATGGATTCACGCAACGACAGATTTTGGTTTTGTTGACCGTGCTTCGCAAGACGTACGGGTATGGAAAAAAAGAGGACGACATGTCAGCGGCACAAATAGGGCAGATCTGCAACACGGGTCGCAATCACGTTACCGAGGTGATTGGGCAGCTTGTTGCATTGAATGTGCTCACCCGTGCGCCAGGGATATTCGGACTCACACTCGGTATCAACAAAAACCATAAAAGCTGGGCAAAGGTAGTCCCAAAAAAGGACACCCTGTCCCGAATCGGTACTACCAAGGATAGTGTTGACCCTGTCGTTTTACCCAAGGAGTTGAGTAGTCCTAAATCGGGACTAGTCCCAGATCAGGACAAAGATAGTCCCAACTTAGGACAGGTCGGTAGTCCCAACTTAGGACACACAAAAGAAAACCTTTCAAAAGAAACTCAAAAGAAAGTTCGCGTCGCTCGGACCGAGGCTTTATTTGTCGACTGGGTTGCTTCCTGCAAAGCGGCTGGCGAGGACTTGGTTCGTGAAGACGATCCGATCTTCGACTATGCCGAAAAGCAAAAACTTCCGATGAGTTTTGTTCGGTATGCATGGCTTGAGTTCAGGCGAAAAAGCATCGAGGGCGGAAAGAAGCAAAAAGACTGGCGCGCTCACTTTCGCAATGCTGTCCGCGAAAACTGGTATCGCCTTTGGTTTGAAAAAGACGATGGCTTTTCCCTCACCACCCGAGGAATTCAGGTGCAACGTGAACATCAGGACGCAGCATGAGCGCAAGAGACAACCTACGCACCGTACCGCACAGCGCCGAAGCCGAGCAATCGGTACTCGGGGCACTGCTGATGGACAACGATTCGATCGACCGTATCGGCGACCTGAAAGCGGATCATTTTTTCCGCTTCGATCACCGCACCATTTTTGCCGAGCTGCTTGAAATGATCGTCGGTGGCATTGGTGCCGATCCGATCACGCTGCTTGAGCGCTTGGCGGCCAAGGGCAAAGCCGATGATATGGGCGGCTTGCAATACCTGCACAGCTTGGCGCACAACACGCCGAGTTCGGCAAATATCGCACGTTATGCATCGATCGTGATTGATAGGGCGCAGAAGCGCTGGCTGCTCACAGCGGCTTCTGAGATTGAGGATTCGGTCGGCTCCTCGGCTGATTCGGCCGAAGACCTTGTGGACCGTGCCGCGGCAAAAATCGAAGCGCTCACACAGGTCAAGACAAAATCCGAACCCCGCCGCGCGTCGGTCGGTCTGTCCGAGCACCTGAATTTGCTCGAACGCCGGTCTAACCGGTCGGAGCGCCTCATCTCTACCGGCTTGGAAAATCTCGACAAAGCATTGAACGGCGGCCTGCGTCCTGGCTGGGTGGTCGTGCTGGCAGCTCGGCCAGCGATGGGTAAAACGGCCCTCGCGCTGAACATTGCCGACCACGTGGCGATCGATCACAGTTCACTATTCCTGTCGATGGAAATGCCGGAATCTGAGTTGCACGATCGCAACATCGCATCGCTCGGCAAAGTTGCACTCGACAAGGTAATGCAAGCCCCAGAGGGCGACACCGAGTTTTGGGAGCGCGTCACCAAGGCGTGCGGCTCCATCAAAGACCTGAATCTGTTTATTGATGACCAATCGGGCCTACGCCTGTTGGATGTGCGATCCAAGGCGCGCCTCGTCAAACGCAAGAGCGGGCTTGACTTGCTGGTGATCGACTACATCCAACTTATGTCCGGCGACGGTGCGAATCGGAATACCGAGATCGAAGGCATTTCACGCGGGCTCAAGACGCTCGCCAAAGAGCTGGGTATCGCCATCCTGGTGCTGGCCCAGCTCAACCGCAAAGCCGAGGATCGCCCGGGCCTGCCGAAGCTATCCGACCTTCGCGACTCAGGCGCGATCGAGCAGGATGCCGATGTGGTGATGTTCTTGCACCGCGAGGAAATTGCTAACCCCGAGTGCGGCGACCAGTTCCGAGGATTTGCCAAACTGCGCATCGCCAAATTCCGGCATGGCCGAACAACCGATGTTGGCCTGACTTATGCCGGCGAGTTCGTGCGCTTCGGTGATCACGTCGGTTACTGGCCTGAAGCGCCGCAGCAAAAACAGTCTCGCGGAGGGTTCAAGGCATGACCACCAACCCCACCCCCAATCAAACCGTCAAAGGAGACGCAATGGAAATGACCGATTGGTTCCCGCCGGACATCAAGCCAGTTCATTCTGGCGTCTACCAAACCGAGTTCGCTGCCGGTCGCGGTGATCTCGGTTATTCGCGCTGGGACGGAGTGCATTGGAGGTATCAGTACCTTTCCAAGGCTATAGCCGCCGGAAGTGAGGGTATTGGCTCGCAAAACAAACGCTGGCGCGGGCTGGCGACTAAGCCGGAGGTGAATCATGGGTAAGTTGACGGGGTGGTTCCCGCCGGAGATCAAGCCGGCCAGGATCGGGCTATACGAATGCAAATGGAGTGACCTTAATTGGTATTGGAACGGCTCCGCCTGGAGAAATGCCGGAAATAGCTTCGACTGCACTTTGCAAAACCGCTATTGGCGCGGCCTCGCATCCGATCCTGCAAAGGGAGCAAATCATGATTAAGCCGCAGCTACCTTGGTTGGTCAGCGAAGAAAAAATACTGCGCGAGCGGTGGGAAGCCGGCGACCAGATGATCGACATCGCCGCAAAGATCCCGCGCCATTCGCTCGATGCAATCAGGAAGCATCGCGAGAAACTTGGGGTGAGTAGACCTTCTTGGTTCGTGCCATATCGCGAGTGCAAGTCTTGGACTGCGATACACCGTGCTTTAACGGCTAAGCCCGGCATGTCGATTTACGACCTAGTGGCGGAGACCGGATGCGCGAAGGCAACTTGCACACGCCTGATCGACTTGCACCACGGCCACGGCGTGTATGTGAAGGGCTGGCGCGTTACCGCACGCAAACCGGCCGCTCTTTGGGCGCTTGGGCACTTGGCTGACGTGAAGTATGTCCCGGTCCGAGCGATCTCGCGTCGTCCAGTGATTGAGCCGTCGCATCGATTTGCCGCCCTGGTCAACCAACTCACGATGGGAGTCGCAGCATGAACGCTGATCTATCCGCAGGCAGCCTAGTCGAGCGTATGACGCGCGGCAAGTCGTACACGACGACCGAGCTCGGGAAGCTTTTCGGCACAAACGCCAAGGGCGTTACACCGACGCTCACGGCAGCCATGCAGACAAAGCAGATCGTCGGCGTGAAGATCGGCGACGGCTACAAGATTTCGACGCGATATTACGTGGCGGGAACTGAGCCGAAAAAGGTCGAGGAAAAAGCGCCGCAAGTGCATCGCTGGCAGGTTGGCGAGTTGACGGGGTATGACCGCCGCAATCGGGAGTTTCAGGAGTTGGCGCGGCTTGGGCGGGGTGCGCGATGAGCGCCGCTGAACGGTTGATCGCACGCGTAACGCGCCGGGAGCCGGATTTCATCATTGGCGGTGCGGAGAATCCGTACCTGCTGCGCTGGTGGATCATCCCGCGCAATCGGTTCTTCAACGTCTACTTGCATTGCTTCAAACGCAGCGACGACGACCGGGCCCGGCATACGCATCCTTGGCTCTTCAATCTGAGCTGGCTGCTACGTAGCCGGTATCGCGAATGGTTCGGTGACGGCGCGGCCGACTTTGTTGATCGTAACGCGGGCGACGTCAAATTCCGGTGGGGCGCTGCGGCGCACCGCGTCGAGCTCACTGACGGCGACTGCTGGACTCTATTCGTAACTGGGCCGCGCGTGCGCGAGTGGGGATTCCTCTGTCCGACCGGTTTTATCCACTGGAAGAAATTCACGGCTGCCGGTGATCCCGGGCAAGTCGGGCGAGGATGCGATCAATGACCAACCCCCAAAACACAGACGGCTGGATCCCTTGGAGTGGCGGGGAATGTCCGATTGCGGATGGCATCGAGCACCAAGTGCAGTTTCGCGACGGCAGCTTCGGCCAAGATTACGAGGCGTCGACCTGGCACTGGCACCACGCCAACCATTCGAGCGACATCGTTGCGTACAGGGTGATCGAATGAGCTTCGGGAATCGTCTTCGCGTTGCGATCACGCAGCATCATGAAAT